GAATCTAACGCGACGACGCTCATTAGAACCAAGGGTATTGATGGCGAAGACCATGACATTCATTTGGTAGAGGTGATAGACGAACACACCATTCGTGTGGAGGAGGATTTGAGTGCGTGGATTGGCTCTTTGGATGAATCGGGAAATGTGGTGTCTGGAAACCAATTGTTCGTGTACGGTCAAGAGGTTGATGATTTCGTGTTCCTCAAGAAGGAATCGATCTGGACTGTGGCTACTTCCGCTCTTCAAGAAATAGACAGACAACAGCAAGCAGATAAATTAAGAATCGCAGAACTTGAAAAACAACTCGCGTCAGTTCTCGAAAGACTAGACGCTTAATCATTTGTTACCCCAACCAATTGAGTCCATAAAGGAACTTAAACTAGAAATAGATGAATTAAAGAAGTTGAAATGAATATCATAGATGTGTTAGGACTCGCGAGTTCTATCATAATAACACTCATGTTTATACCAGAGGTCATGCATGTGTATAAAAATAGTGATGCGAAAGCGATAAATTATTCGTTTTTACATTTAAATCTCCTCGCAAGTATACTCGCACTTGTCTATTCCATATATAATAACATCGTTCCCATGATAATCACAAATATATCAGCGGGTACATTTTCATTAGTCATGTATCACTTTAAATACGTAAACGAGCTTAAAGAAAAAGTGTGTAATAACCATATAGCTCCTATAGTGTAGTGGTAATCACCTTGGACTTTGAATCCAATAACCCTGGTTCGAGTCCAGGTGGGAGCTTTATCCGACCTTAGCTCAGTTGGAAGAGCAATGGATTGTAGTAGTATGATATAACCCTCCATGGGTCAGGTGTTCGAATCACCTAGGTCGGATCATTCCGTCTTAACTCAATCGGAAGAGTGTGAGGCTGTTAACCTCAAAGTACGGGGATCGAAACCCCGAGACGGAGACCAAGCACCAATAGCTCAGGGGTAGAGCGCGCGTTTAGTAAGCGCGAGGTCAGGAGTTCAAATCTCCTTTGGTGCAAACGGGGTGACGCAGTGGTTTAGCGTGTCGGGCCCATAACCCGAAAGTCGGATGTTCGACTCATCCTCCCGTTATCTTTACATGACAAGGAACACTCATGTAAAGATGATTCTAGTTAAAAAAATAACCTCACTATATATAAAATGTCTGGTGGTATTGCCCAACTCGTCGCTGTCGGTGCCCAAGATGCGCACCTCGTCGGCCAACCCGAAGTCAGTTTCTTCCGCTCGAGCTATCGTCGTCACACGAACTTCGCCCAAACTGTGGAGCGCCAAGTGCTCCAGGGCATCCCAACCAATGGTGGTATCTCCACAGTTCGATTCGAACGCAAAGGTGATCTTCTTGGATATGCCTACATTACGCAACGTACCCCAGCTGCACTCACCAAGGCGCAATGGGCGAGCCGAATCAAGAAGGTCGAACTTCTGATCGGTGGACAAGTCATCGACGATCAAACGTCGCATTTCTCCCAGTACATCGCACCAACTATCATGGCTCAAAACACAAGCAAGGGTCCAGACCGCTCTTCTACGAGCACCACTCGATTCTATCCACTTCGCTTCTCTTTCTGTGAGAACTGGCAATCTGCACTCCCATTGATCGCACTCCAGTACCACGACGTGGAATTGCGTATCACGTGGAACACACCAGCGGCGAATGATTATGAAGTGCACGCGCAGTACATCTACTTGGATACCGATGAACGCACCACTTTGGCGTCCATGCCACAAAACATGGTCGTCACCCAAACCCAAAAGTCCATCGCATCCGGTAGTGCTATGCAAGAACTTAACTTCAATCACCCAATCAAGCTCTTGGCGTCATCCAATGTGTTTGATGCCACGGCTTTGGGTATTGCCACGGGTAGCATTAAGCTCCAAATTAACGGTACGGATGTCACGGATTCCAAGCCAACTGTGCCACACTACACGGAAACGTCTCTGTACTATCACACCGCGGCTTCGTCCATCGAAGGTGATGCGGGTAACTACTTCTTGTACCCATTCTGCCTCGAAACCTCCAAGTTGCAACCCACGGGTTCGCTCAACTTCAGTCGATTGGATTCCGCGCGTCTCGTGTCTACCGGTGGTTCTTTCACCGCGGGACAAGACGTGTATGCCGTGAACTATAACATCCTCCGCATCGAGAATGGTATGGGTGGTTTGATGTACTCGAACTAAATTTATTTACACACTAATAACAAATGCTTTGGAAGTACATATTTCTCTTGGCATTTGTCTTCATACTCACGTACAATCCAAAATCCAGGACACTAGAAAAATTCATAGCTCCTATAAATCACGAGGAAGCTACTTAAAAAGATTCAACGTTTCTATTACATAAATATGTTGTCATTCGATCGAGAAACACTCACGATCGTGGCTGTCATCGTTTGCATCGCAGCGACAGCCTACATGTTCAATGAATTCTCGAAAGCGAAATCCGATATTGAAGGCATCAAAGGTTTCTGTAATAAACTCGTTCAAGCGCAACAATCTCCACCACCACGTCCACAGGCTCTTCAACAGGAAGACGAATATGATGACGACGACGAAGAACCCGTTCCCGTAAAGAAAGTTGCCGATTCAGCGGATAATTAACATCTCGGTCGATTATAACTTGCGACATCGCAATGAAAAAATATAAAGCAATCGCGATACCGGTAACATTTACGGGCGACAAGCCAAGGTTCCTCACAGTCAGAGATAAGCGCTTTAAAGATTGGATATTCGTGACCGGGGGGTGTCGCCGAAGAGAGATTTTTAATCCTATTCGGTGTGCCCTCCGAGAACTTGAAGAAGAGACTCGTGGTGTGGTCTCCTTAAAACGGGGCGAATACACAGACTTTAAATTTACAGTAAAAGAGAGTCCCACTGTTGATCTCGAATATAATGTATTTGTGTTTTACGTAAATTACACGAAACCCGAACAACTGGAACTAGTAAAGAAATTTAACGATGAAAAACAAAAAACAATAGCAAAAAAAATACAAAAACAACCAATCAAGCGCACACACGATGAAAATGATTTTATGTCGTTCGATACCCTTCAAGAATTCAGAGTAAAGAAACAGTGGGAACGAATCATGAAGAATATCCTAGAAAATCCAGAATTTTATGCGTGTGTTACATCGTTGGATAGAAAATCCTTTGCTATTAAATAATGAAGTCTAAGAACTACATTCTAATGCAAATACACGAATTGCTCGTAGATAGACACTCGTACACACCCAGTAAAGCGAATGCTTTTATTGATAATCACAAGGAAGACAAAGTGTATGAACTTCTCGTATTAAAAAAGAAACTTTCCGAAGACGAACCGGAATATCCAGATATTTCTTATAGACGAACTATGTGGCGCAACTTCGAAGAAGTCGAAGAAGATTAAAAGAATAAAACTACGTATTGGTAAGTATGTTCAGGGAGTGGTGTAAAAACCATGGCTTCTTTGAAAAGAACCCCAATCCATCACACGTGCTTATGGACGGTGGAGTCCTCTCAGTGCCGTTTGATAGATTGACCGATTTTTATGAAAAATATGTGGAATGTGTGAAAGCGGATGAGAAAGTATATGTCGTCGAACAAAAGACCATCGACGCATATAACTTTTTCGTAGATCTCGATTACAAGGATGATGATCCTTTGACTATAGAAGAAATTAAGCGTGTATGTAAAGTCATTTGTGACAAGGTATCTAAATATGGTGGAAAGAATGCACTCGTCTCTGTCGCGAAACCCAAACCAGTGGGTGATTTCGTTAAAACGGGGGTACACATCAATTGGCCAGATTTCCCGGTCAATAGAGATTCAGCTATCGCTCTCAGAGAACATATCATAGGTACACTGAATCTCGTGTATGGTTCCAAAGACTGGAATGATATAGTCGACTTGTCTGTGTATGGGAGCAGCGAAAGAAACACGCGTGGGAGTGGGTTCAGAATGCCATTCTCACACAAGTGGGTAACACACAAGGAATGTGGTGGAAAAGGGTGTAGTGACTGTACCAACGGAAAAGAAACACAGGGTGAGTATCTCCCAGTTTTCATATACAAACATGGTCCACTCGCCATGTTTGAACGTGTATCTTCAGAACCGACGATTGAAATCATGCACATGGCGACACTTCGAGTCAAAGATATACAACCAAATATTATAGAGGGATCAAAGAAAAATGAAGGTTCGTTCACTG